GGGATTAAAGATGTTGCAATGTTAGGTACTTGCTCTGTAATTGTTTCCAAAGCAAAACCAGGGATATCGCTAAGCCCTTTTACATCCTCAAGCCCACGATATTGAGGTGCATAGTACTTGTTGATTTCCTCTTGAGTGGCCTTAGCCTCCTCCATCTGCTGTCTGGCATAGTCATCAAAGCCAAGTGCAGATGCACCCATCGCAGGGATAATGTCACCAAACGTAGAACCAAGCTGCTTAGCACCACGCACGGCAGACTTCTTGAGCATTTCACCAGTGGTTAACTGACCACGTGGGATTTCAAAGTCGTATTTTTTGGAAAGACGTTCTAGTTGACTATCCATTTCCTCTTCGGACAGGTCATCTTTAAAACGTACTAGCCCGATTTTGGGAAGGTCAAGGATCATGGCAAATCAAATTTAAATTTATGCATCTTCGGCGTTAATGATACTAGGTCCACCTTGATTTTCAGCTAAATAACCTTGGATGTATTTTCTACGTCCTCTTTCGTACTCAGCCTGCAACTCAGTATCGTTCTTCCAATCTTTCTTTCTACCTGCAAGATACTTGGTTAAGTCATTGTAATCTTTGCTATCTTGCCAAGATTTTTCAGCTTTCAAGTTAAAGTTTTGAATTGCGTTTTGTTGGCCTGTTTGAGCTTTCATCTGGTTAGCGCGAGCATTTAGTTCGTTAATAGCAGTTTGAGCATTACGGTATTCCACCATATTTTTATTTGCAAGTGCTTTTTGCTTGATATCTTCCAAATGCATTTTTTGATACAGGTCTGCACGGGTAAGGCCCAACTGACCAGACATTAATGCGCGGTCATCAGCAGATGTTTGTTTCTGGCCTGCCAAGTATGCGGCTACACCTTGACTTGCGCCCTGACCAATGTTTGCACCAGCGTACTGCGACGTACCACCCATCATACCAAGACCGGCTTGCAAGAGCGCCAAGTATTTATTGGTCTCTTTATTCTTAGTATTTTTTGCACGTTGCTCTTTAAGTTGCGCAGCGAAATCACCAATGTAGTCACCCATCGGATTAGTTGTTGCTTCTTCTGCTTTTGGCATTTCTTGCGCAGGAACAGAGCCAGCGGCAGGGCCAGCAGCCATGTCTTCACGGTCATATACGCTTGAGTCAGCTTTTTGCTTACCCTTAGCGGCGGCTCTAGCGGCTTCTTCTTCTTCTTTCTTCTTCTTTTCCGCTTGAATTTTAGCAAACTCAGCATTAGCGCCTAGACCCATATACGCATCTTTGACGGCTTTAAACGGATTAGGAAATCCACCTTCGTAGCTTGGCTCGTCACCGGGCATTACATTACCCATCGGGTCAACATAAACACCACCAGCATAACCAGGAACTTCACCGCCTTGAGCTAACCCTTGCACATAGTTGCGAGTTTCAGCAAATGGAGGCACACCGTTGTATTTACGTACGTTACCAGGGCCAGCGTTGTAAGCTGCGGCAATAAGTTTGGGATCATCAAACATGCGACTTAATTGCGCTAAGTACTTAATGCCACCTTCAATATTTTGTTGTGCATCCATTGGGTCTTTAACACCCAATCCACGAGCAGTGGCAGGCATAAGCTGCATTACACCCTGAGCACCGGCAGAAGAACGGGCAGCGGCAGGATCTTTTAAGTTACCAGTTTCTTTGTACAAAACATGCAAAGCTAGTCTAGGATCAACACCTTGACGCTCAGCTTCAGCAATTACTTTGTTTTCATAAGGATGATGGCCTTTACGTGATACTTCTTTAACACCTTCAGTTACGGTTTGACGGGGCTCATTACCAACTTTGGTAGAAACTTCACGCTTAACTTCACGTGCCGCCTGAGCCGCAGGCAAAGCACCAAGCCCAGCCATTTCTTTATACTCATCCCCAGAAGCCATGCGGCTACGCAAGAGGTTAAATAACTGTTTTTCATCATCGCTCATATCTACAAGATCATCATCTTCTTCATCGGCTTCGCCACCATCGGCAAACGCAATGATGCCACCAGCAGCGCCAGTAGCTACAGGCAGATTAGATTGAAGTCCGGGAATACCTACTGGAGCCGAGGCTTGTTGCGCATCTGCTAAAACTTGTTGTGCGATAGGTGGCTGTGCTTGCTGCTGCATACCACCAGCCATAGCTTGGCTTTGCTTTAACTGCTGAGTTTTTTGCTGGATAAGCGGAATGCCGATATATGCAGGGACAGAACCATTCTGTACGCCATGTGTAAGCATATCAATAGAATATGCTTCGGGGTTAGCGATAATTTTTTGGGCAATACCAGTCATTATTTCCCCGCATTCAAAGCGTTACGTAAACCAAGTGTATCAATACCTTGGCCCTTTGGTTCTTTGATAGTACCCCCTGCTTTCTTCATCAAACCGTAAGCACCAGCCGCTGCTGTGCCAAGACCGGCAATTTGTGAAGTCATGCTAGGTGCAGCTTGATATTGAGTAGTTGTCATGCCAGGTATAGCATAACCACGCAACAAGGCGTTGTACTGGTTGTACGCCTGCAAAGGCGCTTGTTGTTGGTTGGCGTAGTTCTGGATAGCCTGATTGGTAATCTGTTGCTGTTGAGCCTGTTGCTGGCCACCAATTTGGTTTTGTAACCCAAGGATACCTTGCTGTGCGGCTAGTTGCTGATTGCCAATATTTGCTAAGCTAGCGCCTGCTTGACCTGCCATACCATAACCTGCCTGCGCACCGCTAACACCTTGAAGTCCAAGACCAAGACCCTGAAGACCAAGACCAGCACCAGTCTGCATATTTTGCAAAGCACTTTGATATGCGGATTGTTGCCCTTGCAATTGATTATTATTCTGCAACATTGCCAGCGTGCGATCAGCTTCAGCATTTTCAATAGCTTGACGACTACCACCAAAAGCACCTGACTTAGTTGCCTGAGCATTACGTTGGTTTCTAGCAATGTCAGCCTGACGTTGAGCCGCTTGGTTCTGTACGTCAACTACGTTTTGCGTATAGGGTGACATGAACGCACCAATTGAGCTACTTGGGTCATACCCGCCAGTTTTTGGGTTATAAGTATTACTTACCGCATTCAGGTAATCAGAGCCCATGCGCGCGCCCTGCTGGCCATAACCCATGGCTTGCTGAGAAGTTCCCAATGCACCCATACCACCCATGCCAGTCAAGCCTGTTGCTTGGTTGTACTGACTAGGCATCTGCAAGTTTGAAGCGTTGTACTGAACTTGTTGTTGTAAAGGACTAAAGCCTGCTACATAGTCCTGTGCGTTAGCACTGTAGGGTTTAAAAGTATCAGGTCTAACACCTACGTTTTCATAAGTTGTAGTACCGTCCTCTCCAGTTTTTTTGTCAAATTTAAACAGCTCTTGCATAGAGCCGCCAAGTGTTGCTTCAACCTGAGGGCGTAGCCAGTCAGGAATGTTAGACGTATTAGTTGTTGAGGACGTAGGTCCGCCGCCACCGCTCATAATAGCACCTCGACTAAAGTATTTCTAGGTTCAAAATCGTACCGTTTCCAAAGGCGAACAATTGCGTCTCGCCCATACCCCTGTATTTTCGTTGCACCACGCAGTTTTAACAAGGCTTTAAATTGCTCAAAAGTATCTTGGCTGGAAATAAGTTTGCCACCAATTGCCGTTACAAAAGCTACTCTGTGCAAAGGATAATTAATAAATGAGACTGTTGTAGCGCCTTGCACTTGGCCCTCATCATCCACTGCCACAACAAGCAGCCACGCACCGCTAGTTAAAAAACTTTGAATATGATCTACCGTGTAGTTCTGCGCCCAATCAGGAAAATCGCCACCTTTTGTCATGGCTTCTTCTAAGAAGTGTTTTACCATAGGCCAGACTTGCTGGACATAATTAGTTTCAACGTGGCTAATATTTAAGCTCATTTAGGCAGTTTCTTAATCAGGTCAAAAATACCATTAGAAATTGCCATTTGCTTTTGCTGTGGCGTTTGCGGTTGCTTAACATCTGTAAAGCTAAACGGTGTTCTCATGGGCGGTGTTTTGCTATAGACACTAAACGGCGTATTTAAACCAGTTGTACGACCATAGTACGCATTTTCTAAATCTGTTGGTGTAAGTCCAACTGCACGCATTTCTTTTAGCACTGCATTCATATCCGCACCACCGGACTGGTTCATTTGCCTATCAGCCATATCCCGCAAATTTTGATTAAGTGCGTCAATACCTTGATGACTAGCAGCGTAGTTATACCCAGCAGATGTAGGAACATCTTGCCCGTAGTTACTCACATTGAACATTGTCAATGGATTGGCATAGTTCTGATACTGTGAACGATACTGACCAACATTAGGAACCGTCATGGGCCCAGGAGTTGGAACATATGGCGCAGGGCCAGGTCCCGGTATAGGCACATAAGTACGAGGCACGGGTACATAAGGAACTGGTATTGGCACATACGGCGCAGGTCCAGGGCCAGGTCCAGGTTTAGGTCCAGGTCCAGGTCCAGGCGCGGGATCAATTGAAGGTCCAGGTGCAGGTGTTTTAGGTCCAGGTCCGGGTGTAGGCCCAGGTCCAGGTCCAGGTCCAGGTTTAGGTACAGGTCCGGGTGTAGGTACAGGCGCAGGTCCAGGCGCGGGATCAATTGAAGGTCCAGGTGCAGGTGTTTTAGGTCCAGGTCCGGGTGAAGGTCCAGGTCCAGGTCCGGGTGAAGGTCCAGGTCCAGGTCCGGGTGAAGGTCCAGGTCCAGTTCCAGGTGTTAGTCCAGTTCCAGGTCCAGGTGTTAGTCCAGTTCCGGGTGTTAATCCAGTTCCAGGTCCAGGTGTTAGTCCAGTTCCGGGTGTTAATCCAGTTCCAGGTCCAGGTGTTAGTCCAGTTCCGGGTGTTAATCCAGTTCCAGGTCCGGGTGCAGTTCCGGGTGAAGGCGCAGTTCCAGGCCCAGGTGCAGTTCCGGGTGAAGGCGCAGTTCCAGGCCCAGGTGTAGTTCCTGCTAACGCAGCAGCAATGTCTGCGGCACTGACACTATATGTTGACATAGCATCATTTATTTGTTGCTGCGTTGGATTGCCTGCCAAAAATGTTCTAATAGAATCATAGTAAGCATCAACACCTTGATTGTTTAAGGCGTATTCCAGCCCAGCACTATTTCCAGGTCCAGATGCGGGCGTAGGTGTTCCAACTAAACTTGTTATTCCTGTATTAGCAGTTTCAGTTACAGATCCGGGTGTAGGCGCAGCTCCAGGCCCAGCCGCAGTGCCAGTTAAATCAGTAATACCGCCAGAAGGAGCAAACGTAGTTCCGGGCGCAAAGCTGGTTGAGTTGTTTGGATTAGAAGTATCTGTAACACCGGGACCCATGCCGGTAAAATCAAGCTGTACGGCACCTGTAATCGGATTAACCCCAGTTACTGTAGCGCCACCGCCAGTGTTACTTCCTCCTGTAACCGCTCCTAATCCTGCTAATTCTGTAGACGTAAGAGAACCTGAACTACCTGATCCAGATGAATCAGTAGGGGTAATTGATCCTATGCTTGTGTTAGCTGTATTAGTACCCGTGCCGCCAGGTTTATCTTCTAAAGTTGTTGCACCACCTACTATAAGATTTGGATTATAAGTTGTCTGTCCTAAATCAGTAGTGCCATCAGGAAGCGTTCCTCCTGTTCCCGGAATTAAATACATAGTGCGGCCATCGCCATCAAGCATTGTTTCAACACCAGGGACTTGACTAATAGCTGTTGGAGTTGTGGGCATCACAAACCCTGATCCAGCATCACTAGTAGTATTGTTAGTGTTTGCAGCAAGTAGTAAACCATCTCCCGGTGTGGGGAAGTTGCCAAGATTTAAATAATCAGTTACAGCATTATCTGAAGGTACAACAAAACCAGTATTATTGTTATTAGTGAACCCTCCAGCACCTACCGTGTAATCAGTGCCGCCTTGATAGCCGCCTGAAGCGCCAACTCCGCCGCCAAAACCGCCACCCATAAAGTCGCCCTCACCACGGAAATCGTAAGTTCCGTCTAGGTTATAAGCATTAGGGTTGTCGGCAAAAGGAGAACTATTAGTAGGAAGACTATTAGCAGGAATACCTGAGGTAGTATCTCCACCAACATCAAAATGACGGATACCGGGATGTTCAACTTGTCCGCCAGTAGCAAACCCACTAATGCGGCCACCAGTACCGTACTTAAGAGGAGATGACCCCCCTTGGTTCTCAAACATTTGATTTAATGCAACACCGCCACCAGCCATGTTGTTCTCCTTATGCGGGTAAATACTTACGTGGCTGGATTTCTCGGCCTTGTTTTGAATTGCCAGTACGGGCTTGACGTACCTTGTTCATCATGGAATAAAGCTGTTTGGCACCGGCATCGGTCGATCCATTACCCAAGTGAGAAACGACATCGGCAGGCACAACAAACTCACCATCAGCCAAACGGGCTGGCTGTTTGCCACCAATGCTTGCAGGAATGTTATCTGACATTCCATCTCCAGGTCCTTTTAGCATACGGCCACCATCAGAGTAACTACCTAGACTGGCAATGCCTCCAGTGTCACCGCCACGTGCAAAAGTATATGGACGGTATGTATCTGGGTTATAACTAAAACGGCTAAGCGGTCCATTGTATGGTTGTTTCTTAGGAACACCACCGCGCATCTGATCTCGAATCATACCAAGACCAGCAATACCGGCACCACCGGCAAGCAGTTTTTGTTTATCAGTTAAATCACCAAAAATCTGTCCAGCTCTACCAAACATGCCTTGAGAGCCTGCGGCACCGGCACCGGGAATAGTTGCAGGCATAGAATCAATTGCGTACTGTGCGGCAGGGTTACTGCCCAGCATAGACGTACCAGGCGCGCCAGCACCAGAAGTTCCCGGTAGGGGGTTGAAGTCGGGATTTAATGCGCCTAAACCACTACCGGTTTGCGCACTAATAGCTTCAGGTAAAACAGCGGCTGGAGTAGAGGCAGCCGCCGCACCGGGCATAGCCCCACTAGGAGCCGCACCAGCACCACCGAACATAGCACCACCAGCGCCACCCATCAGGCCGCCAAGCAAAGCACCTTGCAACGGATCTTTACCCTGCAAAAGAGACGTGCCGCCACCAACAGCAGCGCCCGTCATCATTGAGTCTAGGATTGCTCCTTCGATTATTCCGCCGTCCATAGTGGCTCCTTGAATTTAATGAATATTAACATTGTTGGTAGCATTTAGCCAACTTTCCAATTGGTTCCATCAGAGTACACAGGAACTTTAACCGTGCCTCCAGTTATAACAGTTGCACCAAACGTAGGGGCCAAAGCATCAGTAACAAAAGATCTAGCGCCAACACCAGATGTGACCGCGCTTGGTAGCGTTGCAACTGTGTAATTTGTTGTTGGCGGAATAATTCCAGAGGCATTTAGCCGTGCAATAAAGTCATCAATCCGATTGAAATACAAACGCAAAACGTTGGCAAATTGATCCTGATATCGGCGGTCCCATTCGTCTGGAGCCAATGGTAAATTAGGCGAGGCAATCTTATTGATTGCGTAGTCAGTGGTAACAATAAAGGTCATCGTCTACCATCCGGTCTAATGTCAATACGGGTTGCACCCACTTGGAAAGCGGTGTTAATTTGGTTTGACTCAATTTTTAAAATCATCTGGCGACCACGCAGGCGAGTAAATATCTCTCCTGTAAATTGTTCTGTAATTACATAAGTTGAACTACTAGCTACATTAGCGCCAGCAGAACTTGTAGCTCCAGAACCAGAGTTTGCCAACCCATACAGTGTCATAGTAAGCGTGGGTACTTGTCCAGTAGGTGAATTGGTTGAGTTTTGGAACGTCAAGTCTGGCAGCATACGCCACACAAAACCAAAATTGTGACCATCACCGATGTCAAATTCGGATGAACTAATATAAGCATCAATAGCAACAGTTGTATCGGTTGCATCGTCGTTTAAACCTTGCTCATGGTTTATAAGGTTACCAGTGCTTGTAGTTGAATTGTATGCCGCTGCCAACGGATACGCACGTAAACCTGAATCAAGCCATGCAGTCCGTGACATTGTGCCGTAGTACCAAACATTTTCAAGATAATTGTATATAACGTACTTGTCAATTAAATTGCTATTACCCGAGCAATAGAACCACCAGACTTCATTAAAACCTTCATTGGTACTGCAAAAAACTTGCTGCGCTTGCTCTTGATTTAAGTCTAAAAATACGTAACGGCGTAAGTCACAATTAAGCGTTTGCACGCGACCATCGTACATATAAAACTTATCCACGCCCATCCAGTAAATAACACCAGAGCCAATAACTGCTGCATTAGGGCTAATAATGGAAATATTGTCACCAAGTAATTGCGAACCCCAGACATATGGCGGGCCAAGGTATTGCATAGAATAAACACTAGAGTCAGTGAATATAACAATCTCTTGACGGGTCTGCACAGTTGTCACAATCTGTGAACCGTGGGATAGACGCAGGCTACCCGCTTGGTTAGTAGCGGATGGAATCCAAGTAAATGGGTCTTCTTGGTCTGACCAACGAACAAACATTGGATCAATTGCAGTTGGGTTTGTAGCATTAGGATCGTTTGTACCAAACACAATTACAAAACGCGATGCATCAGAAACAGTAAGACTGTTTTGCACTACAGGTGTTTGAGCATCTCCAAGGGTTGTAAGATTTACGCCCCTGGTAGTTACCCCTGAATTGGCATTCCAATAATAAACACCACCACCACGAGGCCCAAAAATTAAATTTTGACCGAAGTTTATTTGGCTCCACAATTGCAAATTTGAAGTAGGCGTACTACCATAACCCCAAGTACCCGCACCCCAAGAACCTGCACCCCAGCCAGTTAGTGGTATAGCAAACGCAGGGCCAGCGTTGACTTGATACGCAGCAACAACGGAAGCCCCACCACCGGGAGAACCTGCAATAGCCGTGGCATTTGGCGTTACGGATAGAACTATGGTGTAGCTGTTAGCGTCAATAACAGTGACTTGGAATTCTTTATTTAGGACTGCGGCAGTTACGTTAGTACCAGCGCCGCCAATGGCTGTAGCCCCACTGTAAGTTACAAAAGATCCAGTAGTTGCGCCATGCGCGGTATCAGTCACAGTAACAGTTGTAGAAGCGGTCAGTGCAAACGGGTTGTTATTGATTGTAGAAGATGCGCGAATAGGGGTAATATCGTTGTAGTAACCGCCCTGCTCAATGTAAAACTTAGTGTTTGTACCTACGCCTACAAGATTTTGATTAGCCAGGGTTACCCAGTTCCACAATGACCGGCATACTCCATTGTATGTATAACCTGAAATGCGCTGCCATCCACCAATAACTTCAGGCGTACCTTGACGAAACCGTATTTTATCGGACTCATACCAGCCACCTTCGTTTGTGTAGCGAGTATTTTCTCTATTCACACCCGGCTTGAAAAGTACCTTCTGTAATGGCATTTTTAATCCAGTAAAGCGCACTCAGCCGTGCGGCGTTTAAACAGTCCCGGCAGTACCTTACCGCCACCTTTAGTCCAGAGCATCAGTTGTTCTTTTGCGCCGTCCCAATCATTGGCATTGATTTTCCTCTTTAACGTGGAAGTCTGCAAGCGTCCAGTGCCCAAGTTATAACAAAAATCTACGATGGCATTGCACTTGCGAACGTCAGTAATTAAGCCGGGACAGTTACGCAGAACACCGGGTAAGTATGTATGTTCTAACTCAATCATCAAAAGCGCCCGTGCCGTGGGTTCATCCATCGGTGCGTCTTCTAGCGTTACCTTGCGTTTATCTGCGTAGTAGGTAGAGCCATAGCCAATCGTGGCCACACCAGCCGGACATAAATACGGCTTGGCGCGGTAGCCCTCAAACTGACGGCACAGGCTGGCGGCTAACTCTAGGTTCATAGCCCACGTTTAGCTAAAGTACGGTCGAGAAACCAGAAATTTATTGTCCCGCCCAGCAACGCTGAGAAGTCAGGCGACATGAACAGTTTAAACACTTCAGTTGCATCAAGCCCTGAGTTCATGCTTGACCACGCATACCAAATGTGAATGAACGTCCAAATCAACAGAATCCAATATGTAACTACAGGACGCACAGAAGCCGACAGACTAGCCGCCCAACCACCTGCGGCTTTGACCATTTCGGCCTGCTGTTGGATTGCAGAGTTAAAAGCATCCATGACTCCTACATCTACTGCGGCTTCCCGCTGTGCGCCAATCTCAGCTAACTTCTGCTGACCACGTAGCGTTTCCAGTTCGCACTGACGGGCAAACATATTGAGTTCGTGTTGACGCTCGTTCTTCTTATCAAAGAACTTGAGTACCTCGGGGGCCAGACGAAACACGCCGCCAAAGATAGAGCCTAATAAGCCCCCAGATAAAATATCAAGCATGGTTATTCTCCACAGTGTTTACATTTGTGATGGCTATCGCCTTGGCCTAGTTTTACGCCAGCAAGTAACCCAATAAATCCCCCGATGATCGTCTGAAACGCCGGGTGGAGCATACTGAAGATCTC